AATGAAGATGATGAATAATCCAGAAAGTAGAGACATACGTACTAAACCTGCTCTGAATTGGTCAACCTTCAAATCACCTAACTTAGCAACAGTACCTGCCAAGGATTTCATCATTACCGCAATCGCCAATACTGTGATACCTAGCGAGATACTTGAGCTTGTGCTGAACGACTTATGTTTCTTGAGAGATATGTTAATGTCTTTCGTAAATGTCATAAGTGCGGTAGTCATAAGCATTAATAATCCTAGATTATTCATAGCTTTAGGCACTTTAGATGCATCAATCTCAGAAATAGTCTTAACCGCATCAGCAAGCATCTTGACAGATATTAGGATACCCGCTATACCAATTAATCTAAGACTCTTAGCTATAGCTTTAAGTCCACCTGCAATACCTGAGAATGGAACACTTAATAGTTTAGTGAAATCGAATGGATTAGATTCTGCTGCCGCAGGAGCCTTGGCTAGACCTTGGATTCTACGAATTACACCCATAACTTTTTCCACAATAAGTAACGTACCCATAACCTTAACAGCGTCTGAAAGCTTAAGAGTACCATCTATACTCTTAAGTGCTCCAGATAATGTGTTAAATACTGTAGCAATAATACCACCAAGGATACCAAATTCTGAGATGTTTTTCTGAATACCACCAAATCCAACCTTGATAGCCTTAATAATCTTTTGAACTGTCTTAAACAATCTCTCGTATGCATTACCGCTAGTGACAGCACTCTCTTGTAGAGATTTATCAGCATTATTTAATGCGGCAACTGCTGCTGTCATTGGTGTAGTATTTGATACGAGAGTATTCATACCCTGGTACAATCCATTTTGACTTGTAGCGGACATTGGTTTAGCCTGTGGTGTCTGCTTAAGAGTCTCAGCTTCCTTCTGAGCCGTACTAGCTCTATCCTTTGCCGCGGTGATACCTGATAACAGAGTAGTGATACCAGATAGTGCTGCATTGAATTTGCTACCTGTGAGTAGAGTCTTCAGAGTGTTGAACCCACCAATTAAGAATGTCACACCTGCGAAATTCTTAGGTTCTAACTTCATCTTAGTTAAGTCTTTAAGTGTATCCTTAACCATGGCACTGATATTCTTAAAGTTCTTTGAGTTAAAGATGTTCTTAACCGTCGTACCTAAAGAACTAAATAGCCCACTCTTCTTGATAGTATTACCTGCTGAGGATAGTGATTTCTTGATAGTATTACCAAGAGTGCTAAACATAGACTTAACCTTAGCTAGAGGTGTCTGGAACGATTTAGGTAAGAAGTTGGCGAAATTCTGAATAGATTTTCTAAGAACTGGGAAGTCGAACACTTTACCCATAGTCTTACGGAACGACTGGAAGCTCTTGGATAAGCCATCAAAGACATTTATGTTCTTAGTATTTACTGTAACGTCTTGGATAGATTTAACAAATTTAGGAACTTCGGTATTTGTTACCGCGTCTCTAATCTTGCTGAATGCCTCTCCAATACCTTTCAGTAATGGTATGTCAGAAATCCCTTTGACAATATTACCAAATGAGTCCTTAATTTTCTCCATAACCTGAGATAGCTTACTAGCATTTTCTAACTCGGTTGTATCTATATCAGTAGCCTTAGCTTGTACGTCAACTACTGGAGATTTTAATGAGAACATGTTCTTAATACCATCGAACATATTCCTAAAACTAAATGACTTAATAGCATCCTTAATTCTCTTGATAGTGTTTAGGATACCTTCAAATATTTTTGAGGCGGTCTTAGCCACGTCAATGTCTCTATCCCTAAATAGGTTAATAGTAAACTTCTTGATAGAGAAACTCTTTATAGCGTCGATTACTGGAGACATTAGCTTTGTCAGACATTTGAAAGCATCAGAGAATTTACCACCGATAAATTTGTGGACTTCTGAGAGTTTCTTGACGACAGTGTCTAATGCTTTGCTCCACCTACCTTTTGTCAGGTCATTAAGCTTTCGGTTTATAGCATCTAAACCTTGGCGACCTGAGATAGTTTTGATTTTTGCTGTAACCTTATCAATTCTATCGGTTAGTTTTTTAGTTCCGTCGCTAATTTTTCTGAGCATTCTATTAATGAAGTCACCTACAGATTTTAATCTGTTAACCAAACCTTCAGGTAGCAAATCCATTAACAATGTGCCTGCTACTCTACCTACTAAGCCAACGATAGATTTAACCATTTTGACTACAGAACCAAGTGGTTTAGTGACCGCCTCCACAAGAGTCCTTACCCCGCTAGAGAACACGACAATCTTTTGAGATAGTCTCTCTACAGCAGCGGAAATGATGGCTAGGGTTCTACCCATACCGTCTCCCTTAGGTAAGAATGCTCCTATGAGCTCAACAATTGGGGCTAGGAAGTTGCCTATCGCCTTAAATGAGTTTGCGATGGTAGCTAACAGAGATTCTCGACCGCCTAGTTTAGACCACTCAGAAATCATTCTTGCTAGTGCTCCAACAGTACTGTCGATAACCTTAGATGCTACGTCATTAATAGACGTCCAAAGTCTTGTAGCCTGTTCCATATCCCCGAAGATTGATTCAAAGATTATAGCCCACTGAGAACCAACTGCTTCCTGTAAGGATTCGACTAATTTCTGCCAAGTTCTTACTTCGGTAGCTGCTTTAGTTGCTTTTCTACCTAATTCCTCAATCTCCTTAATTCTTTGTTCATTGAAACCTTTTCTACGAAGTTCTTCTTCATATGCTTTCTTCTCAGCTGCTGTCATAGAGTCGACGTTCTTAGCATAGTGTTCCAATGTTTCAGTTAATACTTCTGTTGTCATCCAACGATAAGATAGTGAGTCGTTGAAGTTCTTAGTAGCTGATACTAATTCGTCAAACTGTTTACCTTTTGAGTTACGTGCCAGAATTTGATACATACCATTACCCATATCCTTGGCTTCACCCATAGCTACGGCAGTCTTTAACAATTCTTCCTTAAATTCCTTAGTAGCCATATTCGCATTTTCGATTGACTTCCAGTCGATTAACTTTACTGCACCTGTTGATAACGCCTGTGAGAAGTTATACATAGCTCTTGATGCTTCGTTTGAGTTAGCACCAGAAACTGCAGCTACGTTGGCAACCCCTTTAATAGCGTTTACGGCTTTATCTAACTTTACACCGGCATTTGTGAATTTACCGATGTTGCTAGTCATATCAGAGAATGAATAAATAGTGTCGTCTGAGTATTTATTCAATTCTTCCAAATATTTCTTTACAGTCGTGATGCTTTCACCTGTAGAAGACATGATAGTCTTCATTGAGTCCATCTTCAACTGGTATTCCTGCCAACCCTGAGCAATTGGGTCTAACGCAAATGCTTTTGCAAGTTTAATACCTGTATCAATAGCCAAGTTCGAGATTCTATCGAATGTGTTTCGAGCAAGGCTTCCCAATAATGTAAACTTATTTGAGATGTTTTCTACACCATCGGCAATTTTGCTCATGTCTACATTTTTGGAACCTTCCATTTTCTTAGTTAAGTCGTCGAAGGTCTGTAACGACTTTTTAGCTTTATTCAGGAAGTCGTCGTTTTCCATTTTCATACGAACAACAACATCGTCTATTGGTCTACTACCTAGAGCCATGGTTATTTAACACCTCCCGTATATTTTTGCTAATACATTGTTGGATATCTGTCATTGACTTGGTAATCATAAACCTACCAGGATAGAACTTACCCCATCTACTTCCATGCCCAAACTCAAGCAGCCAGATGAATCCTGTAACTTCTTTGATATGAGCATCATTCGTGATGTTTATCTCAAAGCCGTTAGAAGTCTTCTTGGTAGTATGCTTCCAAGACCTAGCAGTTTCTCCAGTCCTAACTGGTGTACGCTTAGCTAGTATTTGGCATATCTCGGAACCCATCTTGTCTAGGTTTTTACTAGGGTCTGCTTTAGCATATTGCTCTAATAGCTTGCGTACTTGAGTTCCACCAGTAACCGAGATGTCTAATTTCATCAGATATACCTCCCTTCTTTCTTAAAGCGCTCTTGTCTGCGTCTGTTCTCGTCGACAATTCTGTCAGCAACCTTCTTACGGTCCTGTTCTGATTTCTCCCCAGATGCCGCATTTAGTTTACTAACTTCACCAATAAGCGCCATAAGTCTATTAATTTCCCATTTATCACACTCAAACGGAATTCGTGCTACAGCCATCATAGCATAAATCTCTTCAGAGGTATACATTCGTATTTTTCCTCCAGAATCATTGCTATTAGCTTTGGTTGCTGTATGTGATGTCATGACGTAGTCCTCAAGTGCCGATAGTACTTCTGGCTGATTCAGATAAGCTCTGTTGAAACCAGGTGTGATACACATACATTCGTAATAAGATGCCATTTCCTCTGATGTGAGGGTTTCTTTAAATGGGTTTAGGTATGGTTTCTGCCATATAGCTTCCCATTTTGAAATAGCCTTAAGGGAGTTCTCAAATGAGAACAACCCTCCTTCGAGTCCGTCCTTAATTGTGAACTCGTTAGTCATGGAGTTGAACTCTTCCACCGGTTCTACTCTAATTTTTATCATTTGAGAACCTCCTCATGTTACTAAAAAATATAAGAGGGGAGGAAAGTATTAACTCTCCTGCTCCTCAGTTGTAATTACTCTGTCAACCTCATCAGTGATTTCATTTTCATCACTATCGATAAGTCGATTAACTATCCTGCTAGGTGTTACTGACGGTAGTGGCAATAATATGGATTACTTCAGATGGTGTTAACAATTTAGAATCTTCTTCTTCTGTGCCATAGACTGCATCACATAAAGCGTTGTAAGCAGCTTCTGTTTTAGCATTCTTTTCAATTGATACAGCAGAAGTTCTTGTAAGTTTAGCAATGTCGGCAAAGCTTCCACCTAAAGCTTTTAACTTAGTTTTGTCTTCTTCTGTAATATTTACAGGTGTATCAACAGTTGAGTATGCTACAGAGAATGTTGAAGTTTCAACGTTATCCTGTAGTGACTGAGACTGTCTTTCAAATGGTTTAGATGAAGCATTCCATCTGAATGATAATTTTTCAGATGCTTCGATACCATCCTGAGCGTTACCAACTAATGTACGCCATGCTAAGCAGTAAGGTTTGATAGGTCCGCCTGAGATAGCAACACCTTCGCCACCAATGCGTCCCATGTGAGTATCTAACTCATATGGATAAGTTAAGCATTCAACAGTACCATTGTTCTTAACGGCACCACGGAATGAAACGTAAACCATGTTATCAGCGTATTTGTCGTTAGCGTCGCCACCTTCTGGTGAATCTGAGATTGATGTAACACCATTCCATGCTACACCTTTAGTTCCTGCTACTGTACCAGGGAAGAAGACTGTTTTGTCGACCCCGGCTTCTACTTTTCTTTCGTTCAATTCGTCGAACTGTAATTTTGCCATGATTGTTTTCTCCTTCTAGTTAAATTTTTCTTACAACCTCTACTGAGAATGACTTATGATATAAGCCATCTGAGGTATAAGAGCTATTCATACGTATATTTGGTATACTATTAAGCATATAGTGATACACTGGGCTGTCAGCATCTAATTCGATTAGTGTGATACTATACACATCTCGTTCGATATATCTGACGTTGTCAGCATAGCTATCCCTAACCTCCCTAAGATTATACACAATACACGGATATAATATTTTTAAATTCTCTGGTGGTTCAAAGTATACTCCTTTTAATCCATTTTGATTTTTTATGTCTAATAGCTTGCGCTGTAGTTCTTTACGTGACTTAGACATCTCTGCCATTGTATACTCCTCCCAACGTGAATTCTATTCGGGGTATATCTATGTGATAAGACTCGATACTCCATTTAGTGCCGTATAGCTCTAAAAAGACTGGCAACCCCGCAGAGTCTTTTTCTTCTGTGCCCAGGAATATCCTGGTGAGCGTATCGTATAATAGGATACTAGCTTTGGAGTTAATAGTAACTTCTCCATTTACGTTATCGCTAATACTTCTAGAATATGATAGCTCCTCCAGGTCTCCCGCTACACTATATCTCTCTATACCCGCAGGTTGGAACTTTCCTGTAGGAAAGCCATCTTTATCTACAACCTCCCTAGCAGGCATTTGGACACCTAATATTCCTGCGAATTTACTCATTTATTAAGCTCCTTCTTTTTTAGCAGTAGTTAAAGTCATAGCTGCACGAGGTTTGTTTAATGCACCTGCCATACGTGTTTCGATAAGATATTTCATCTTGTTGAAGTCGATATCGAAATCATCGAACATGTCAACTTTACCTTTCTTTGGTACAGCGATTTCATAGTCTCTGATGTTAACTAAGATAGCTAAACCAGTACCATCCATGAAATCTGGAGTAACACACTTATCAGCACCTACTAAAGCTGCTAATTCTTCATCAGTTGCAGGTCTATTACCTACACCGTATAAGTAACGTTCGTTACCATCTTTAGTTAATTCGATTTCAGTAGCTAAAGACATATCGATGTAGAGTGTTGGTTTACCACTACCTTTAAGGTGTTTACGGTTCTTCTTAACTTCTTCTACAAAGTTTGCTGCTGTTACTTCATATACTTTGTGGTTGTATAAATCGTCATCAGTAGCAATTGGTCTGATGTTATCTGGATTAATCTTATCAGCAGAAGTGTCTGCTCTACCATCACCAATTAACATAGCTCTTACAATTTCTTCAGTTAACTTTTCTCTCATTAGAGGTTTAACTACCTGTACGATATCGAAATCGTCAATGTCTAACCAATCATCTCTATCAAATGATTCTTTAGCATATACAGTAGTTGGGAAAGTTCTACGGTTTAAAGTAGTGTAAACAGAGTCTAACTTTTCACGTCCTTTGATGTAACCTTTAGCGCGTGCTTCTTCAGCAGTGATGTCCATTAATCTACCATGAACAGAAGTACCAGGTCTTGTATATGCACCGCTTAAGATAGCAGCCAGAACTGAAGGTTCTTCATTTCTATAGATTTCTGGAGCTCCAGTATCCTGTTCAACTGTGAATAAGTTTTCAATAGAAGTAATACCGTGTGCTAAGAAATCTCCTTTGTGAGCTTCGAAAGCACCTTTAAGAGTGTTAGTTCCATTTCTAACTTCTGTGAACATAGAGTGTGCTAATACTTCTAATTCTTTGTTCTTTTTGTTTGCTTTACCATTCTTTTCGAATACGTTCATGTCTTCTTCTCCTTCTTCTCCAAAATCGCTGTGACTTACGCTATCTCCGTCATCTGAATCGTCTGAGTCATCTGTGTCATCATCTTCGTCTTCATCTTCATCCTCGTCATCTGGTATAAAGTCTAATAAGAATTCTGCTAACTCGTCGATTTGTTCGTCATTTAATTTGTCAATCATGTCTGCGATGTCTTCTTCACCATCTGAATCAGCGAGTTTCTGAATCTTCTTTAATACCTTGGCTTTATCTTCTTCGTCTAGAGATTCTAAGATGTCTTCGAATGTCTGGTCAACATCTACGTCATCATCAGCGTCATCTGTGTCGTCATTCTTAGGTTCTTCATCTTCCTCTGAATGAGCAATTGCATCTCTCATGAATAATGTAAAGTTTTCAGTTCCGTCATCTTCGAAACCTATATCCATTTTAGCGTTAGCTTTGATAGCTTTACCATCTGCTGAGTGAGCAATAATTGTATCAATCTTAGCGGCAGGGTTTGCACCCGCTAATACTAAGCTTACTTCTTTAATATCACC